CATTACTAAAGCTGCCTACAGATTCATGCAGTTTGACCCTGATCGTTATCCTGTACAAGACTTTGTGTTCTTGCCTGTATCTACCCTAGGAATGGTAGCTCGTGAGTACGAACAACAGCAGATGATGGGCTTAATGTCTACCTTAGGAGCTGAATCTCCTATCGTTCCTCTGCTATTACAGGGTGTAATTCAGGGTTCTAGTATCTCTAATCGTGAAGAAATCGTATCAGGACTCCAACAAATGAGTCAACCTGACCCAATGCAACAGCAAATGCAGCAACTTGCTATGGCTACAGCTCAGGCTACCCTACAGAAGACCCAGGCTGAGGCTGCTAAGGCGATGGCTGAGGCACAAAGAGCTGGAGCTCAGGCTCAGGCAATCCCTGTAGAGACTCAAATCAAGGCTGTAGAGGCTGCGAACAAGCCACAAGGTGCTGACCCCTTCGCACAGGTGGAGAAAATTGCTAATCTAGCCCTTAAAGAGGCTGACATGATGTCTAACGAACGTATCGCTATGTTACAAACTGCTACGAAAATGCAATAAAGCTTGACAAATTACAAAAAGTATGTTATAATATATATAATACCACAATAAACTCTCCTTGTCAAGGAAAAAGAGAATGAATAGAGAACTACAAGATTACTACGAAAACAGATTCAGTATGGCAGCTACCCAGGGGTGGCGGGATCTGTTAGAAGATATAGATTTAATGCTTAGCTCTACAGACACTGTCAAAGGTGTAGAAACTGTTGAGCAGCTCCACTTCAGAAAGGGCGAAGTCTCTATCATGACGTGGCTTAAGAACTTAAAACAGTCTAGCGAAGAAGTATATGAGCAGCTTCAGCAGGAAGAAGACAATGCCCAGACGACTGTTTGAATTTGAATGTAAGAATTCGCATATCACCGAAGCCTTCGTCGATGTAGACACAAAAGAAGTTCGGTGTGGTGAGTGTGGCGAGATTGCTACTCGCATTCTTTCCTCTCCTAGGTTGGGTTTAGATCCAATCTGTGGAGATTTCCCTAGTGCTACTGCACGATGGGCAAAGATGAGAGCTGAGAAGCTGACATTGGAAAGAAAAACAAAAGCAAATCACGGCTCGTAAATGGACTCTTGACCACCGAGCTATTTTAAATGTCCTAAAATCGCATTGCGACAGGAGAATATACATGGCTGCTAATTTTATCGAACGGCAAGAAGAAGTAACTGACGAGAAGTACATTGATCCAACACAAGACGTAGCACTACCAGAGTCTACTGAACAAGTAGAACAACCTGAAGAGGCTGCTCCTGAACTACCTGAGAAGTATCGTGGTAAAGCTCTAGACGAGATTATCAGGATGCATCAAGAAGCCGAGAAGTTAATCGGACGACAGGCACAAGAGGTTGGTGAAGTACGCAAGTTAGCTGATTCACTTCTAAAGCAACAACTCGAAACGAAGCACGACACACAGCCAAGTAAAGCACAAGAGATTGATTGGTACGAAGACCCTGCTAAGGCAGTAAATCAGGCAGTAGCGAATAACCCACTCTTAAAGCAATTGCAAGAACAACAGGCTCAACAAGCCCAAGTAGGTGCATTGCAGACGATTGAGAAAGCTCATCCTGATTATTTAAGTGTAGCACAATCTGAAGACTTTGCTTCTTGGATTCAAGGATCAAAGGTACGGATGGAATTATTTGCTAAGGCAAACAACTACGATGTAGATTCAGCATTAGAATTGCTAGAGACTTATAAGTCTATACGCAACGTCAAACAACAAAAAGTAGAAGCTACTAAAGCTGCTGACGAATCGCTGAAGAAGGTCGATGGAGAAAGCCGAAGCAAGGCACTTAAGACTGCTGCTGTCCAACAAGGTGGCACTGGAGAGTCAACAAAACCTGTTTATCGTCGTGCAGATCTTATTCGCTTAAGAATGCAAGACCCATCTAGATACGAAAGCATGGCAGAAGAAATTCTACAAGCTTACGCAGACGGACGGGTACGTTAATTTAATTTAATTTTAGGAGATTTAAAATGGCAGCAGTCGCATACCCAGGTGGATCAACATCCATCGTTAACAAAACAGCAGCAGACAAGTTCATTCCAGAGATTTGGTCTGACGAAGTTATCGCTGCATATCAGAAGAACCTAGTATTGGCAAACCTGGTCAATAAAATGACCATGAAAGGTAAGAAGGGCGATACGCTCCATATTCCTAAGCCAACACGTGGTGTTGCAACAGCTAAAGCAGCTAACACTACAGTTACCATCCAAGCTGATACCGAGACAGAAGTATTAGTTTCGATTGACCAGCATTTCGAGTACTCACGTTTCATCGAGGACATCGTCGAAGTTCAGGCTTTGGCATCACTACGTCGTTTCTACACTGACGACGCTGGCTATGCTTTGGCTAAGAAAGTTGACGACACGTTGTTTGGTTTAGGTAAGTCTTTCGGTAACGGTGACGCTTCTGACTGGACACACAGCACCAGCTATTACATCGACACTTCTACTGGTCTCACAGCTTACGCTGAAGACACTGTAGTTGCTGCTGACGTATTCACTGACGCTGGCTTCCGTGCCTTGATCAAGCTCATGGACGATGCTGATACTCCAATGGATGGTCGTTTCTTCGCTGTTCCTCCATCATTGCGTGCAGCTATCATGGGTATTGATCGTTACAATAGCTCTGATTTCGTTGATGGTCGTGGTGTAAACAACGGTCAGATCGGTCAGCTCTATGGTATCGATATCTATGTAACAAGTAATGCTCCAATCATTGAAACTGATGCTAACAACAGCGTTGGTGGAGATGTTAAAGCAGCTATCTTGGCTCATCGTGATACAATGGTATTGGCTGAGCAGATGTCTGTACGTAGCCAAACTCAGTACAAACAAGAGTATTTATCTACTCTGTACACTGCTGACACCCTCTACGGTGTTAAAGTAGTACGTCCTGAGACTGGCTTTGTATTAGCAGTCAACGGCTAATAGTAGTTCCTAAGACTCTCCAGCTTCGGCTGGGGAGTTTTCTTTAAGTGCATTCGCTGAGTGTATTTAAACAAATAAGGAGATAGACCTTGGCAATTTATCGTGGAGCAGGTGGTTCAGGTGATGCTACTCAAGACGCTGCAAGTGAAGTACTCTTAGCACTACAAGCTAAAGACGCTGCTATTGCTGCACAGGTAGCTGCAGAGGCAGCACAGGTTGCTGCACAAACTGCTGAAACAAACGCTGAATTAGCAGAAACCAATGCAGAGACGGCAGAGACTAATGCGGAGACTGCTGAAACCAATGCAGAAACTGCAGAGACTAACGCTGCAAGTTCCGCTAGTGCTGCTTCTACATCCGCTACAAACGCTGCTGCATCAGCATCCACAGCCACTACTCAAGCTACTAACGCATCTACTTCAGCATCTGCTGCGTCTACTTCAGCAAGTAATGCTTCATCATCTGCTTCTAGTGCAACGTCTTCAGCATCTACTGCTACGACTCAAGCCACTAACGCAAGCACTTCTGCTTCTGCAGCAAGTACTTCAGCTACCAATGCTGCGACAAGTGCATCGGCTGCTTCCACATCTGCTACAAACGCAGCAAGTTCCGCTACATCCGCATCAGGAAGTGCTAGTACTGCTACGACACAGGCTACTAACGCAAGCAACAGTGCATCTGCTGCATCTACTTCGGAAACCAATGCTGCTTCCTCAGCTTCTGCTGCATCGACTTCAGCAACCAATGCTAGTAATTCTGCTTCTGCAGCAAGTACTTCTGCAACTAATGCTAGTAACTCTGCGTCTTCTGCATCTACGTCAGCATCTAACGCATCGACTGCACAGGCTGCTGCTGAGGCTGCTCGTGATTCTGCTTTATCTGCTTATGATAACTTTGATGATAGATACTTAGGTCCTAAATCTACTGCCCCTACATTAGACAATGATGGTAATGCTCTTTTAACTGGGGCTTTATACTACAATACTGTATCCAGCGTAATGAATGTATATACTGGCTCAGCATGGGTAGCTGCTTATGTGTCCGCTGCTGGTGTATTGTTAGTAGCTAATAACTTATCTGATGTCGCAGATGCACCTACTGCTAGAGCTAATCTAGGTATTACTGTTACTGATCTATTAGAAAATAATCAAACTATTGCAACAAACTATACCGTAACTGCTTCTAAAAATGCATTAGCGGTTGGACCAATAACAATAAACACAGGAATATCTGCTACAGTAGGTACAGGTCAAAGATGGTTAATTTTAAATTAAGGAATTAATATGAGCAACTTAAAAATTCAAGGGAATGCTAGTGGAGCTGGCACAACTACATTACAGTCAGGCAATACTTCATCTAGCGTAACCTTTTCATTACCTATCGCTGACGGAACAAGTGGTCAAGCAATAACAACCGATGGTTCTGGGGTTCTATCGTTTGCTTCTGTTGGTACAGATGCAAGTAATATTACTAGTGGTACTTTAGCAGTAGCTCGTGGCGGTACAGGCGTTACAACTTCTACAGGCACAACAAATGTAGTATTAAGTAATTCACCTACTTTAGTTACTCCTGTTCTTGGAACACCATCAAGCGGTACTCTAAGCAGTTGTACTGTAGATGGTACAGATGCCGTTGGCTTTAGAAATGTTCCTGTTAATTCTCAATCTGCTCTATACACATTAGTTCTTGCAGATTCGGGTAAGGTTATTCTTCATCCATCAACAGACGCTAATGCTAGGACATTTACTATTCCAGCAAATTCTTCTGTTGCCTATCCAGTTGGCACAGCAATTACATTTATTAACATGACAAGTCAGGTTGTAACTATTGCTATTACGACTGACACTATGTATTTAAGTTCTGCTGGTACGACTGGTTCTAGAAATTTAGCTCAATATGGATCAGCAACAGCCATTAAAATTACTTCAACTAACTGGCTTATTTCGGGGAGTGGACTAACATGAGTGGAGTTACACAAGCTACATTTATGAACCAAAGGTCTTTTGGTTTTAGTGTTGAAGTTGAATACTTAATTGTTGCTGGTGGCGGAGCTGGCGGTCAAATGTGGGGCGGTGGCGGAGCTGGCGGTTTTAGAACAGCATCAGGATTTGCCGTATCCTCTGGTTCTGAAACCACAGTAACTGTAGGTGCTGGCGGAGCTGGACAAGCATTTACAGGGAGTAATACTTCTTTAAATAGTAATAAAGGATCAAATTCAGTTTTTAGTACCATTACAGCAAACGGTGGCGGTGGTGGCGATAGTTACCAAATGCCAACTGCGGCAAATACAAATGGCGGCTCTGGCGGTGGGGGAGGATTGAGTGGTGCAAATGGTGGAGCAGGTGGAACAGGAACATCTGGACAAGGAAACAATGGCGGATCAGGTTCTACATCAGGTCCAAATTACGGAGGTGGTGGTGGCGGCGGTGCGGGAGCAGTTGGCGGAAACGGAACAAGCACAACTGGAGGTGTGGGCGGTGCTGGTTCTGCATCAAGCATTACTGGAACTTCAGTAACATATGCTGGCGGTGGCGGTGGCGGAACATATACTGGTGGAACTGCTGGAGCAGGTGGAGCAGGTGGTGGAGGAGCTGGATCAAATACAGGTATAAATGCTGCTGGTGGAGGAACGAATGGTACAGTTAATACTGGAGGCGGTGCGGGCGGTTCACACAGCGAATCAAGCACATCTACAAGCGCAAGTGGCGGTTCAGGTATTGTTGTTATTCGTTATGCTGACACATTTCCAGCTGCCACATCTACAACTGGTTCTCCGACTATCACAGTTTCAGGCGGTTATCGGATATATAAATGGACTTCTTCAGGCTCAATTACATTGTAAGGATTAAAAATGGCACATTTTGCAAAAGTAGAAGAAAACATTGTTACTCAAGTAATTGTTGCTGAACAAGATGTTATAGATTCAGGTCTTTTTGGTACAGGATGGGTTCAGACTTCCTACAATACATATGGTGGGCAACATCCTGAAGGTAGACCATTGCGTAAAAACTTTGCTGGTATTGGATACACTTATGACAGCCAAAGAGATGCCTTTATTCCACCACAACCATTTCCAAGTTGGTTATTAAGCGAGGAAACTTGTTTATGGAGTTCTCCAGTACCTTATCCTACCGATGTAGGCACAGCAGAGAATCCTAAGAGATATTCATGGGATGAAACAACAACATCTTGGGTAGAACGAAATGACTGAATCTGAACTCAAACTACTAAGCCACGAAGAAGTCTGTAAGGTTCGATACGAACAGATTAATGCTAGACTAAAGAGACTAGAACAGATTCTTCTCGGTACTGCTGGATTTATCATTATAACCTTGTTAACACTGGTACTTAAATGAGTAGACCACATTCCGTAGGCAAGAATCTTACTGCTAATACATTAACAACAATGTTTACTGTTCCAACTCGGAACATTGCTAGGTGGACTTTATTGTACGCTTATAACGGTACATCTTCTGCTAAGAACTTCAGAGCATTCTGGTATGATTCTTCTGAGAATGTAGAGGTTGCTGTAGTATATGATTATTCTTTAACAGGTAAGAACTTCTTACGTATTGATGGACAGGCTTATGTAGTCTTAGACGAGCATGATGAGATTCGTGTATTAGTTGAAACTGGTGCAACGAATGCAAGCTGTATTGTAACATTAGAATTAGAGCAACGCAGTACCGTACAAAACTTTGCATAAGGATAATCATGCCACTCGCTAAAGGTAAGTCTCAAAAGACAATCAGTAAAAACATTTCTAAGATGGTTAAAGAAGGAAGACCACAGAAACAAGCAGTCGCAATCGCATTACAAACAGCTAAAGTAGCTAAACCAAAGAAAAGGAAATAATATGCCAATGGTCAAAGACAAGAAGTTCCCTTATACAACTAAGGGTAAGAAGCAAGCTAAGTCGTATGCTCAGAAAACAGGCATGAAGATGACTACTCCTAAAGCTAAACCAGCTAAGAAGATGGGTGCAATGCGTGGCTACTAAGCCTGGCTTGTATTCCAACATCGCAGCTAAACGTAAAAGGATAGCTCAGGGATCTGGAGAGAAGATGCGTAAGGTAGGCAGCAAAGGTGCTCCTACTGCTAAACAATTTAAGGAAGCTGCTAAGACAGCAAAGAAGAGATAATGGTTAAGAAGGTATATCAGAATCCTGAAGGTGGTTTAAACGCTAAAGGAAGGGCTTACTTCAATAAGAAGACAGGCTCTAACCTGAAGCCTCCAGTTTCTGCTAAAGAGGCTGCAAAGTCCCCTAAAGCTGCTGGAAGACGTAAGTCCTTTTGTGCTCGTATGAGTGGTGTTAAAGGAGCTATGAAGGATGAGAAAGGCAGACCAACTCGCAAAGCCTTAGCATTAAAGAAGTGGGATTGTTAATTAAGGTATTGACTTTTAATCAATTTTATGGTATAATATAAGACATGAACTATATTCAACTAGTAAACGATGTGCTGATAAGGCTGCGTGAGCCTGAGGCTTCCTCGGTTTCTGATAATGCCTATGTAAAATTGATTGCTAGGTTTGTCAATGATTCTAAGAGAGTCGTAGAAGACTCCTACAATTGGAATGCTTTGTCTGATACTCTATCAGCAACCACCACAGCAGATGTATTTAACTATGTTCTAGTAGGCTCAGGACAAAGATTTAGAGTTATTGATGTTATTAACGATACTCAGAATGCATTCGTAGAACTAGCCTCTACTAGGTGGATGGATCAGCAGTTCCTAATGACCACTCCTCAGAAGGGGTCTCCTGCATATTATAACTTCAATGGTGTTAATTCCAGTGGAAATACTCAGGTAGACTTATACCCTATTCCTGATGGTGCTTATAATCTACGTTTTAATATTATTAAACCACAAGTACCCTTAGCAGTTAATGCTGATAATTTATTAGTACCAGAAGAGCCTGTAATCCTAGGTGCTCTTGCAAGGGCTCAGGCAGAGCGTGGTGAGGACGGAGGAGTCCAGGCAGGGGAGACATATCAATTAATGAAGCAGAGCTTAGCAGACGCTATAGCACTCGAATCAGGACGGTATATAGAAGAACAGCAGTGGGTCTGGAACTAATGGCTAGTCCACTACAGACAGCATCAATAGCAGCTCCTGGATTCTATGGACTTAACCTCCAAGAGTCTAGTATTACTTTGTCTTCTGGTTATGCATTAAAAGCTCAAAACTGTGTGATCGATAAGTATGGTCGTATCGGTGCAAGACGAGGATGGACTACAGTAAACTCTGCAGTTAATACTGACTTAGGTGCTGGTAATGCAGTAGAGTTTATATTTGAATTAGTAGATGGTAGTACTAATCAAGTTTTAAGTGCTGGCAATAATCAGTTATTTGTAGGAACTACTACGATGACTACTAAGACAGTGCGTAACACTACTAACAGCGGTAACGCTACTTATACCATTACAGCTAACAATTGGCAGGGTGCTGCGATGTCTTATGGAGATGTCACTGACTTCCAGCCTCATGTATATTTAGCACAAGCAGCACATCCTATGCTGGTGTATCATGAGTTACCTATTTCTGGTAATCCTTTTAGTTCGCACGATAGCGGTACATTTGGCTACCAGCGTGTAGGAGATGACGCTAAGTTACCTTCTAATCACAGCACAGCAACATTCATGCCTAGCTGGGTAATTTCTGCTTATGGTAGAATCTGGTGTGGTGGTATCTCAGGAGACACTCAGACTGTCTATTTCAGCGACTTACTAGCTGGTACAGATTTCTTAAATGGTTCTGCTGGTTACTTAAATCTACAAGAAGTATTACCTAATGGTGATCCTGTAGTCGCTGCTGCAGCACATAATGGTTTTATTATATTCTTTGGTCGTAAGAACATAGCAATCTATGCTAATCCGTTAGACACAGGAGCATTAACTCTTGTTGAGGTTATCTATAATGTAGGATGTATTGCTAGAGATTCGGTACAGAATATTGCAACAGATGTGTTGTTCTTATCTGACTCAGGAGTTCGTAGTCTACAGCGAATCATTCAAGAGAAGTCCATGCCAATGCGTGATATTTCTAAGAATGTTCGTGATGAGTTAATCTCTGCTGTAGCATCTGAGACAGATTTAACTAAGATCAAAAGTATCTATTACGAGCGTGACGCTATCTATCTATTAACGCTTCCTACAACTAAGTTTGTATACTGCTTTGATACTCGTACGGCATTGCAAGATGGTTCTATGAGAGTTACAGTCTGGGATAGCATTGAACCTAAGTCATTCTTTGTTACACAAGCTAGAGATTTATACTTAGGTAAGCCAGGATATATTGCTAAATACTACGGCTACGCTGATAATACTTCTAGTTATCGTCTTGCTTACTATACTAATTACTTTGACTTTGATGCCTCAACAAAGCTTAAACTATTAAAGAAGATTGGTTGGGTATTGATTGGCGGTACAAATCAAGCAGTAGCTGTTAAGTGGGGTTTTGATTATACTGAAAGTTATCAAGCTACTACTTATACTTTAGATCCTGCTGCGGTATACGAATATAATAACTCTACTGTAGATACTATACCAGGCTCGTCCGAATACAACATTGCTGAATATAGTTCAGGTATTGTTTTAGATCGTTTTAATATTAATGCTGGTGGTCAAGGAACTGTGATGCAGTTAGGCTTAGAAGCAGATATTAATGGTAATCCAGTTTCAATTCAGAAAATAGACGTAGCAATCAAGCAAGGAAAGACTTTAGTCTAAGGACATACTATGGCAAATTATACAAAAGCAACTAACTTTACAGCTAAAGATGGATTACCTACTGGTAACTCAGGCAAGATTGTTAAAGGTACAGAGATTGATACTGAGTTAACTGCTGTTGCTTCAGCTATTTCATCTAAGGCAGACTTAAATAGTCCTGCTTTAACTGGTACTCCTACTGCTCCTACTGCCACTGCTGGAACAAATACAACACAATTAGCCTCTACTGCTTTTGTAAAAACAGAGATAGCAGCAGCGTTCACCACAGGCATGATCATGATGTGGTCTGGTACTATTGCTACAATTCCTACAGGCTGGGTATTGTGTAATGGTTCTAATAGTACTCCTGACCTTCGTAACAGATTTGTTATTGGAGCTCATACTGATTCTGCTGGTGTTGCATACTCTACAGTAACTGGAAGCAATACACAGACTGGTGGTACTAAAGATGCTACTACTGTAAGCCATACACATACAGCAACTTCTACTGTAACTGATCCTGGTCACACCCACGTACAAGGTGGTAACGGTGCTTTATGTCCTGGTGGTGGAAGCCAAGAGCCTTTAGGAGCTAGTGCCTCTGTTTATGGGTTTTCAACTCAAAGTGCTGTAACTGGAATTTCGGTTGCAACTACAAACGCAACTGCTGGATCAAGCGGTACTGATCAGAACTTACCTCCATACTACGCATTAGCGTACATCATGAAGACCTAATATGAAAGTACCTGTAGTCTTAAGAGACGACTACACCATGTACTTAGAGTTACACGATGCAGCATTGTGGTTTCATACAGATGTACATAAGTGGTCGCAAGAAGTAAAGAACAAGTACTTAGAAGATTTAAACTTATTACAGTATCTTACTAATGTTCCTCTGTTAGCACTAGTAGAAGAAGAAAACACTAAGCTTGCTAAGTTTGGTAAGCTAACAGGATGGGAAGTATTAAAACCTATAGAAGTTAACGATAAGAAATATACTATATTTATTAGGAGCAAAACATGGGTAGCATAGTCAGTAGTATCTTAGATCCTTTTACAGGAGCTAGTGGGGTACGAAAAGCAGGAGAAAAAGCTGCAGAGCAACAGCGACAAGCTGGTATAACTGCTGCTAATATCTCTGCGTTCCGTCCTGTAGGAATGACTACCAGGTTTGGTACGTCTCAGTTTACTCGTGAGATAGATCCTAGCACTGGTGTTCCTTATATCTCCTCAGGAGGATACACTGCTGCTCCTGAGTTAGCTGCTTTACAGGAGCAACTCTTTGGTAGATTCGCTCCTACGTTAGCACAAGCAGAACAGTTCCAAGGGCAGTATGCTCCATTGAGTGGTGCTTCTGAACGCTTGTTTAATTTAGGTCAACAATACTTAGCTACATCTCCTGAGCAAGCTGCTCAGGATTACATGACTAGTCAACAAGCTTTACTAAACCCTAGCAGACAAGCTCAGCTATCTAATGTTAGAGGAGGTTTGTTTGCTCGTGGTCGTGGTGGCTTAGGAGTTCAGACTGGTACTGGTAGTGCTCCTACATCTCCTGAGTTACAAGCATACTATAATGCTTTAGGTCAACAAGACCTACAGTTAGCTGCTAATGCACAACAAGCAGGACAGCAAAGAGCTCAGTTTGGTGCTGGTTTGTTTGGCTCTGGTGCTGGTCTCCTAAATACACAGGTACAAGGACAAGCTGGTGCATACGCTCCATTACTTGCTCAGTTAGGTTTATCTAGTCAAGTAGAACAAATGTCTCAGATGCCTTATCAGATGGGTCTTGCATTAGGTACTGCTCAGATGCCAGGTCAACAGGCAGGATCTCAGCAATACTACGGAGGTCAAGCAGCAGGTGCTCAGACACAACTATCTTCTAACATGATGGCTCAGCAGATGAACAATCAGTTCCTCTCTAGTTTGATTGGGGCAGGTGCTCAGGCTTATAGTGCTCCTAAACCAACGCAACAATATCAACCGTCTTCTAGAGATTTTCAATTCTAAGGAATAATTATGGGACAGCCAGTAAATCCACTCTTAGGTAATCAACAAGCACTGCTTGGTGCAGATCCTGAGTTATATCGTCAACAGTTAATTCAACAAGAACAAGCTCGTATTGGTGCTTTACCTGCACAGAGTCAACTAGGAGCACAGCTTGGTTCACTGCTGGGTAGAGGGTTAGTTAACGTAGCACAAGATCGTGGCTTCTTTGAAGTTACTAATCCTGTATTACAGAACTTAACCAAGATACAGAATGTATACAATACTGCTATGCAGGGTTCTGATCCTAACGATCCTCTGTCTTTCTATAAAAATTTACAAACAGGATTCGCTGATGCTGGCTTAGGTCAACAAGCTTTGATGGCTACTCAGGAACTGCGTAGAGTACAAACAGAGATGGACAAAGCTAAAGGTGAAGGACTTAAACTTGAGGCTGCTCAGATTGAGCTATACAGCAAGAATCCTGACAAGCTTACGTCTGATATTGCTATGTTCCGTAGTCAAGGCAATGATACCAAAGCTAATGAATTATCTGGTTTACTTGGTAAGATTACCGTTAGACAAGATACTCAACAAGCTAAAGACTTAGCTGATATTGCTCTACGTAATGCTCAAACAGATGCTCAAAAAGCTCAAGCAAACAGGCTCAATCAAGAAATTGAAACTGGTAAGTATGACTGGAAAGTTATTAACGACATTACAGGAGCTCCAGTATCTATGGCTAAGATTGATAAGAGGACTGGTAAGACAGAGTACGAAGCTATCCCTGATAGTGTCATAGCTCGTCCTGGAGCAGCTCCTGCAGTACCTGCTGCTAAGAAAGATGAAAAGAAATCACTAAGTAACCTATCTTCATTTAAAATTCTGAGTACACAATAATGCCAATAGTTACAATCCAAGCCCCAGACGGCAAGGTATTAACTATGGAAGTTCCTGATGGAGCTAGTCAAGAAGATATCTTAGCTGCTGCTACAGAGTTATATCAACCACAGTACGGTGCAGGAGAGACTCTTGCTCGTGGTCTAGAGCGTGGTGTTACTTCATCTATTCGTGGAGCAGCTCAACTCTTAGGAGCTCCGTCTGCTACAGTCCCTACTGAGGAGCAAGACTTAGCAACTCAAATGCAGGGAACTCCACTAGGTGATCAAATCTCTAGCTTAGCAGCTCCTGGGCAAGTCCAACAAACAGATCTACAACGTGAAGCAGAGTTCAGAGCAATGGCTCAGCAACGTCCTGTTGCAGCGTATGGCTCACAGATTGCTGGTAGTATCTTAGATCCTATTAACTTAGTTCCTCTTGGAGGAGTTCGTACTGCTGCTCAAGGTGCTCGTAACATCGCTGCTGCTGGCGGTGTGATGGGTGCGTTAGAGCCAGTCTACGGTGACGACAGTAGACTATTAAACATTGCTGGTGGTGCTGCCGTAGGAGGTGTTCTAGGCGGTACAATCGGAGCATTGATTCAGAAGTATGGCAAAGAAGCTGTCACTGCTGCAGGTAAAGAATTAAAAGATAATCGTGCTGTTCTCTTAGGAGGATCAGGTAAGATTACTCAGGACAATGTACCACTAAGTTCTATCGCTCAGGAGATTGCTGATGTTACTGCTGCTAAGAACATAGAGCTACAAGACAGTATTGTCCCTCTGTTACAACAATTAGAAGACAGTGAACTAGCACAGAAACTAACAACTGAGATTGCTGGTGGAGACTATCGTGCTCTCTTTACAGATGCTCCATTTAGATTAACTGATATACCTACGTCTAGGCTTACTGCTGCATTCAGTGCAGATAATCCATTACGTGAACAGAACTTAGCAGCATATCTAAAAACAGGATACAAAGCAGAAGATCCAGAGCAACTATTAACTCGTATCGTAGCAGCTAACAAAGGAGCTATAGCTACTGAGTTAGACACAACACCTCTTAATATTCCTGCTGATTCCGCAGTGAACTTCTTGCTCAATCGTAAGGTACAAGAACTAGGTGGTCGTGATCTAATCAATGCCTATCTCCCTGCGTTACAGCGTGGTGTAGATATGATTAACTCTATTGATGAGTTATTCTTGAATGGTCGTGCTTCTGGTATGTCTGACGCTGAGATTGCTGCAGTATTTAAGAAAGACTTTGATGAAGTAAAACCTATTCTCTTCTCTGCTATTGGTAACGTATCTAATATTGGTCGTGCCTTAGCAGCAGCTAAAGCTCAGAAGAAAGTAATTGGTTCTACTGAAGAGATCCTTAAGGGATTAGCTAAGAATGGTAGTAAAGAACTCACAGATATTTATGCATTAAGAGATGCTGTCTCTACTATTAAAGCATCGTCTGGTACTAGCTTTAATAAGAATGAATCGATTGCTAACCTAACTAAGGAAGCAATTAAGCAGCCAGGCTGGGCAGATAAGTTCGGTGAGTTTGTAGTTAACTCCTACATCTCTGGTCTTGCTACTACTGCGGTTAACGCATTCTCTGGTGTTGCTAAGGTAGGTCTCTTAGGTACTGAGCGTATTCTTCAAGCAGTTAATCCTGCGTCTAAAGTTAAGATCGGAGAAGTACTCCCAGCATTCAGAGGATTAATGGACGGTACATTAGAATCTATATTCTTTGCTAAGGAAGGCTTCCTACGTGGTAGTCCTCTTGATGCAGCAATGCCTGAGATTCGTGGTGCTATTGGTGCTCAAGAAGGTGCAACTAAAGCAGAGCAAATACTAGGACAAGTAGTGCGTGTACCTAGTCGTCTTAGCGTAGGTGTTGACGAGTTCTTTAAGTCTATCTTCCGTCGTATGGAATACAATGCTCAGGCATATCGCTTAGCTTCCTCTGGTAAGTATGGTGATACAGAGACTGTATACAATGCCCTACGCAAAGTAAACACTAAGACAACAGATTGGAAAGATAATGTTCTTAAAGCTCCTGAGTTAGCTACACTACCTGACAGTGCTCGTGTTAAGCTTGTGGACGATGTGCGTAACTTTGCTAAACAAGCTACCTTCCAGGCTGACTTAGGAAGCTTTGGTAATAAGTTACTAGCTCTCAGAGCAGCTCACCCTTGGGTAGCCCCAGTAATTCCTTTCGTTAAGACTCCTATAAACATCATGAAGGACGCTCTGTCTTATACTCCATTAGGTGTGTTTGCTAAGAATACTCCTACGGATGTTAAGATAGCAAGAACAGCTATAGGCATGGGAATAACTGCTGCACTAGCTCAACAGGTAGCTGATGATACTGTTACTGGTTCGTATCCTAAGGATGCTGCTAAGCGTAACGCTATGATTGCTGCTGGTATTCCTGAGTACAGTCTTCGTATTGGTGATACATATTATTCCTACGCTCGTGTAGAACCTTTAGCAACTATCATGGGCTCTGCAGTAGACGGCATTAACGCAGTGCGTACATATGTAGATAAACCTTCCTATGATTCTAAGAAAGAAAAAGATTTAGTAGTTGATGTCGTAGCAGGTGTGACTAAGAACATTGTGTCTAAGACATACTTAGAAGGTATCTCTGGTTTACTACAGGCAGTACATGATCCAGAGCGTTACGGTGGTAGCTTTATAAATGGATTTGCTGGCTTACTAGTTCCTTCTATTGTAGCAGCTCCTGCACGTTCTGCTGATCCTTATGCTCGTGTAGTAACTGGCTTTGGAGAAGCAGTACAGAATCGTATACCTGACTTTGGATTAGGTCTTCCTATTCCGTCTCGTGAAGAATTACCAGTACAGTCTAAGTTATTTGGAGGAGCAAGAGAGAATCCTTCGTATGGCTTCGCAGCTTACACTGGTTTACAAACAGCTCCTGCTGCACGTAACGTAGTACAAGAAGAAGTAGCTCGTACTAAGGTAGACTATAATTTACCTAGTAAGACTCTTCGTGGTGTTGAGCTAGAAGGTGCTGATCAAGCTAAGTATCAAGCTTTATCTAGTCAGTTTGCTGATACTATCCTACCTCGCATCGTCGAATCTTCGGGGTATCAGAACGCTCCTGATTCTATAAAGAAAGTTATCCTAGAAAAAGGATTAAAGAGAGCTCGAAGTGCTGCTACTAAAACATTACTAGGAGAGAAGCTACAAGATCCTGAATTTAGAACACAGTTCATCAGAGCAAGACTTGCTAAAAAAGGAATAGAACTAGAAGAATGAGATATGTCAGATCAATTTGGGTTTCTAGAAGGAGCAAAATCTGTAACAAGTAGTATGGATGCTAGTCGTCAGGCTAGTAAATCTATTACTAAGAGCATTACTGACGTACAGAATGACGCAGCAGCAGTAGCCCAGCAGAAAGACCTAGAGCGTAAGAGACATATACGAGAAACACAGGTCTTTAAAGAGCAGTACTTCAAGAGAGCATTGATGGAATGGCAGCGTCAAGAAGACATTCGCATTGAGGAAGCAAAAGTAAAAGCTGATTTCATAAGAAAGCATGGAACTAAACGCTGGGGTGAAATAGAATCCGTTAAACAAAAAATAGAGAAACAAGATAATGAACTTAATAGAGAGTTTAAAGAAGATTTGGCAAAGGTTCGTAGAGCAATGTTCATGTGCTATGCAGTGGCTGCGGTCATTGCTTGGTATCTAACCTGGGGAGTTAAACAATAATGTTACCATTGATGGCACTATTCGACGTTGGGATGAAAGTCTTAGATAAGTTTATTCCTGATCCAGAAGCTAAGGCAAAGGCTCAGAAAGAACTACTACAGATGCAGCAGGAAGGAAAGCTTGCTGAGTTAAACGCTGATATGAATGAGCAGAACAACGTCTCAGATCGTTGGAAAGCTGACCTTGCTAGTGATTCTTGGTTGTCTAAGAATATACGACCTATGTCTTTAGTGGCTATCTTTGTAGGATATTTCTTATTTGCTATGATGTCGGCTTTTGGTTATGATGCCAAAGAGTCCTATGTCAATCTATTAGGTCAATGGGGTATGCTGATAATGAGTGCATACTTTGGTGGTCGTACTCTAGAGAAGATTATGGATATGAAGAAGGATAAAAATGAACCTAAGCAATAACTTTACCTTAGAAGAACTAACCCACTCTGAAGCAGCAGAGCGTAAGAACTTAGACAATACCCCTAATGCCAGTGAGGTTGCTAACTTAACTAGACTAGCAGCTTTGCTTGAGCAGGTTAGAACCCTATTAGGTAAGCCTATCATGATTAACTCAGGCTTTAGATCTAAACCAGTCAACGACTCTGTCGGTAGCAAGGACACTAGCCAGCATAGGCTAGGTTGTGCTGCTGATTTAAGAGTCCCAGGAATGACCCCTAAACAGGTCGTAGAGGCTTGCATTGCAGCGGATATACCCTATGATCAAATCATAGAAGAATTCAGCTCCTGGACGCATATAAGCGTTCCTAACGGTACTGCTGACAAGCCCCGAAGACAAGCCTTGATTATAGATAAAGCTGGTACTCGTCCGTTCCAATGAAAAAAGCCCCCGAAGGGGCTCTTAATTTACAACTCAAAAGAAAACAGTAGTCTGAATATTCCTAAGTCTACAATCAGATGTCGACAATCATCATACTCAGCGACATATTCAAAACCTACCATAAACCCAGTAAGAAAATATAGTTCAAGATTCATTTAATTGGACATGCACCACTGGCACATTCGTCCCCTCCGTCAAAGGTTGCTTCATCAATCTTAGTAATCAAGCGAGTCTTAGCAACTAGCTCATCATACTGCTCTTTAGTAATCTCCTCCAATGGTGCTTGGTGGAAGCCATGCTCGTTGTGTAGCAAGAAAGACAAGGACTTGTGGTTGTGCTTGTAGTTCTTAGCAAGATACTTCTTAATCTCAGGTAGTTCTTCCTTACGATAATACACTGTACAGGAAACACTATTGTCTGACCAAGCAGTTTGCAACCATTTCACAACTTCTAACTGATCAATAGCAGTCATCTCAGCAGCCAGCTTTGTTCCCTCTGGATAACAGAATGGGAAGCTAACTACCATGGTGCTATGATCCGCTGAGCCATCAAAGTTACGCTGATACTCTACAGGATAACCATGATCACGACAGACTTGTACTAATGAGTGGTCTGCTGAGATACGAATCCTACGAATCATGTACTTAGCATACGCAGGATGGCAACCAGAAGTTACACCTGGTAGTAACGACAGAGTACCTGAAGGTTTAACAGTGGTAAGTTTTACTGACTCAGGGAAGCCATGCTTAGCACTGTACTCCTTATCGAAAGCTCGTAGCTCTTCATAAGCATCGGATAACCAACTACGCTGCTCTTCTGTCGCCTGTAGCACACCTGTTACACCAATACCCATCCTCATATTACTATGCACAATATCTGCAGTCTCTTCGAGATGGCAGGGTAGTGCAAGACTATGCTTATTGATACGGTATAGTAGCTTACAGATGTCAACAAACTCTTCCTTAGATGACACGTTAGATAGATATACCTCAGCTAAACAGCAAGTCTCATACGGAGCTAGGGACTGCTCAGCACAAGGATTGTAACCCATAACCTTAGGGTCAGGATACTGAGTCTCTCCCAGTCTTCCAATCTTTCTACTGAGCTTCAGGTTTATTAAACCATAAGGTTCGCCCTTACCTTCGTACCCATCCCAGAAATACTCATGTAGATCTTTGAAGTCGTTACATACTACGCTGTTATTAGACATAGCTCTCCATGAAGGAATGTTACCCATGTCCCACCGTTTAGCCAGCAAGTATTCAACGTCATCAGGATCACCAATAGCAATCTGAGCAGAACGTCTTACATTACCAGCGACTACTACTGCACCGATAATATTCATGATGTCGAGGCAGTCGATAGAACGTACTGGTCTACCTACTCTCTTCTCTAAGATCTCACTAATCTTAGCAATACCCCAACATAAATCCTCAGCACCTGAAGCAGTGCCTCCAAAGCCTTTGATAGGAGAACCCTTACCACGTACTAGTTTCGTTGAATAAGTAAAGGTCGTAGCAGTATTAGATAAGAAGGCTGCCTTCAGTGTTTTACCTAGGAGCTTAACCCATCCTTCACGAGAATCAGGTACGATAAAGTCAGCATCACTACTATCTACACGAGTAGGAGCAGAGAAGTTAACATTAACTGGAGGAAGCTTAGCAACATGCTCACGCTGAATGTTGTAGCCCACTCCTGATCCAAGCATCAATAGATCCATAGCCCAGGTGAAAGGACGTACTGGCTGATCTACCACAGTGAATGCACAGTTCTGTAGACTGGCTAGACCTAGACGACCTACTGTGTCAGTGCCGAGCTGCCATAAGAAGCGACCTGCTACAGTACCCTTCAGTTCCATCAAGTATTTCTGTAAGCGTTTCTGCTCAGCTTCTGTAAACCCACAGTTAAGCTGGGTATTAGACGCTGCTACGACACGATTAACTGTGTCTTCAAACTCTTCTGTAGGACTAGCAGGATCTGTTTCGTTCAATCGACGAGCGTATGTCCTTTTGTATGTGATATATCCTACGGTACTAAACGGTGTATTAAATTCTGTCATGCTACCTCTTTCTTTGTTTTACTTTGTTTCTTTTTCTTAGTAACTGTAAAATGCTTTAATGCTTCTTCCAACCCTTCTGTCCATGTGTCAAACCAAACAGTCTTCATACTATCGTACCAGTGGGTTTTCTCACCTTTAGGATACCATCTCCAGCATGCTAGTCTTTCTTGACCAATAAGATTTGCTACAGGTACTCCAACAGATCCTGCACAGTGAGCTACCGCTGAGTCCACAGAGATTACTCCATCTAGTGTTTGAATCTGATCAGCAGTATCGCTCCATTTATCTGAAGTAATAAAGCCATCGTTTTGCTGCAACGATACCCAGTCAACTTCAGGATGCTGCTTAATAAAATTATCCATCAGTTCCTTAGGCATCTGCTTCATCTTCATGTTCCAGCTATTGTTAAATGTAGTGTAGCAGTAACCTAGCAGTGGTTTCTCTCTCTTAGGTTTTACAATCTCTGGATTACGAAAGATACCTTCACTGCCGTACATTTTTTCAACAGGCTTAGCAGGAATAACTCTATTCTCTATTAAGAAATAAAGCAGCGACATCGCTTTAATTTTTACTGCTCCAGGAAAAGACTCCTGAGGTAGAAAAAGACCATCGTGATTAGGCAACCTTTTAAGTATTCTAGTCATTGAATCTGGAAATAATAACTTTACAGTTTTAATCCCTGCATCTTTTAGCAGAGGAATAAAGCGACTAAACTGCAGCATGTCCCCCCATCCTGCTTCAGACCAAACAATAGCATTCTTTCCTTTGCAGTTCATCCCAGGAATCCAGACAGGTGTTTTAACAAAATCAGTCTTGACTCCTTGAGGATACCTAAGATCAGGTAACGAACGTAACTCATGCAGATAAAAACCATACTCCCAGTCACCTTGCTTTATCAAATCCATACCATAATGATAAGCAGGATTAGCAGTTGTTTGATCTCGTATCGCATAGAAGTTAATTTGTTTATCTTTAGGTATCATTCAGTTTCTTCCCAATCTACTTCTTTTAGAAGTTGGTTATAATTGTTTTCTATCGTATCGCTAAAAGTTTCTACTAAATCTTCTGAAGCTATGTCGAGTAGCTCCAGAAGCATTACTTCGTCTAAACTCTTCAACCGTTCTTTTAACTCTGGCAGCGTAAGAGTACGGTTCATTTACTTTTTCTTAGCAGCACGTTTAGCAGCGTTGGCTGTAGCTGCCTTGGCTGGTTGAGCAGCACATACTGTAATAAAATCAATTGCTTTCTGAGCACCATCTTGGAAAGCTTTTAACTGTGCTACACCTTCTTTGTAATTCCAATCACTACACCACCAGCTCACTGCATTCTTTGTATCTGCTTGAACAGTTAAGCTAACTTGCCAATCATCGTCCTTATCCATACGTCCATCAACTGTGATAAATGCATTGTCCTTTGGAAAAAACTTATTAAAATTTACTGTCTTCATTGGTTTCTGCTCCTCTAAAAATTTATGTGTATCGTTAAGAATTTTTGCTAATGATATAGTCAAGGTAGTGTCTCGCTTTCTGTAAGTCCTGCAGTCCGTCTTTATGTTTCCAACGTAGTATATATTTTACCACGTTTCCCTCCCAGAAGTCAAGCTCCCATGCTTCTATAATATCCCAAGGCTGTATACCATCTCCTTTGTGATAGTGTTGACCTCCTACCTGTGTATCCCTAGGAGTTAACTCAGGCTCTTCTACTTGAAGTCTACGAAAGTATTCTTCTAATGTTATTTCACCTGGACAATTGTCTGAATAACCGTAAGGCTTAGGCATTGCTATTGGAACTGGGTTCATAAATACCTCTTCTTTAAAAAGTCTAAGGAAACAAACATCTCATCGAAGCAACCATCATGAACTTCGTGTAAGACCACAATACCTCTCCAATAGTGGTTTCCTTGAGCTCCCATGTAATCCTCGTCGTGTTCATAACAACTCCCTGCGATTATAGCTGTAAGCGTCTTGCCATCTGCTCGAATAGCGTAAGCAACTTGTCTACCTTGCTGATGACCCACAATACACGACTGGTGTTTCTTGGAGATAATTGCTGCTGCTGATCCAACAGGGCGATTAAGAGCACCTGCAGTAACATAATGGGAATATAGAACACCATCAATAATAATTGGCTGCTCAAAAGGAATAACTTCCCAACCTGCCTCAGCATACTTCAAGTCTCCAATAGATATAGTACCATCTAACATCGAATCGTTTTCAACTGCACGATTAATACGATGCTCATGATTCCCTAATGTTAATACCATTCGTGGTTTATACACCTTATCTTTATTCCTCCGCTGTCTTGCTTGCAAGTCACGCAGTGGTTTTAATAAGATGTCCGTTGCTTCGTGTGTTGCTGCTACATCATTCTTGTATCGTCTACCCTCGAAGGACTTCTTTCCCTTATCGTAGCTTGATAGTGAAGGCATGTCGGCAAAGTCGCCAATATTAACAATAACATCAGGACGCTTCTTAACAATGTAGTTTCCAATCGCTTTTAAATAACTATAATCATGACCAGGTTTCACTTGACAGTCTGGAATTATTAGATGAGTCGGCATCAAAGTCCTCTATTTTAAGTTCATATCCGTATACGTTTGATAAGAATGCTATGAATTCTCTCAGCACAAAGTCCCAAGTCTGATCTGCTGGGATACTAAACTCATGACGAATCTCTTTATTAAAAGGAAAGCCATGACGTGCATCTGTTTCATCACCTTCTACGAATTCAAACGTATATCTATTTACTGGGTGTTCCATTTATTCTCCTTATAATCCGTAGCAGTTTATACAACAGAAACTTTCTATAACTAACTACCACGTTTTACTAAATCAAAAAAGTATTCAGCATCTACTAAGACAAGAGGCTTACTATTGTTCTGCTTCAAGACTACGAGTGGCTCGACTAATCCATGCGTCTGAGCTTGTTCATAATCTTTGAAGACTGCAATAGCTTTACGATTCTTGCACTCAACCTGAAAAGGAAAAACACTACGAGCAGCCGAGCTAAGCTGAACATCCTCTCCACCCGCCCCCATGCTTGTGCTTCTGACATCATCAGTGCTCAGCGTAGGGAATCGTTGGAGTATCTGGTCTCTCACCCACTGCTGTAGCTTTCTTCCTTTTGCTTTTGCTGACTGTGGTTTCAAACTTAATTACCTTTCGTTTCTTTATCCATGCTTTAGGTATATGTAGCCTAGCGTTACTATTATCCTTAGACACTGTGGACGCAATACATAAAGCATCTTTTGTTTCACTAATCAAGAACCCTACAGTATGACAAAGATCTATTTCTGCTTTGACTTCGTCTTCCCATCCTGCGTCGGCAACTGCGTCGACCCACTGGACGTAGATAACTTTGGAGGTTTCCAGATTTCGTTTGACTGTCTTCTTATCCATAACAATTGTCCGTTCTCCAGCACCCTTGCTTCGTCGCCTTGGTAAGCCTCCAGGACAGCAGTATACATTTCGTTTTCGTCTTTGCATTCTTTAAGTATTCTCTCTGCTTTAACTTCTCCAATGCCTTTAAGCCCAATAACATTGTCGACCCTATCACCAGTTAAAATCTGTTTATAAAAATTCCTAATACCTTCTTCCTCAGTAATGAAGTAGCGAAGATCCTTAGTAAAATTAAAGTGATCTCCTCGTATCATATCTAAGTCTTTATCGATAGTACAAATACAATACTCACCAGGTTCAAGGGCATACGCTGCGATTCCTAGAGCGTCGTCAGCTTCTTGTCCTACGATCAGTTCAAAGTTCCATGCTTTAATCATGTACTCTCTGAGGAGTTCGTAGTGCTTAGGCTTTGCAGCTTTACGATTACCCTTATACGGAGCAGTCTTAGCTATCTCGTGCCTGAAGTTATTACCACCTGTTAAGTACCCTTTGTAATCTTCAAAGCCATTGAAGAGAATTAGGTTCTCTAAGAATTCACTACACCTAGAAATCGCTATTGACTCTGTTTCATTTTCTGAAGCAAAGCCAATGCGATATACTAGTATGTCCCCATCAATGAGGGCTGTTTGCATTAAAGAGCTTCTTCCTCGATATCAGCTAAGTTCATCCCCTTAGGAATATACTCGATGAGTTCTTTAACTACAATCTTACTGATACCAACTCCGACACCTTTCTTACCACCAACATTATAATTGTATGGCTTGATAAGTGCTACACCCTTAGAGCCGTTAGCAATCTTAACACTGATTGGTGAGCCCTTCTCATCTACTGCGAGGATAGGATATAACTTACTCTTAGCAGTGACAAAGAATCCTTGGTCTGGTTTACCAGCATCATTCTTTACATTGATACCCATCTCCATCAAAGTCTTTACAGCATCCTTAGATAGGTTGCAAAGATCTACCTGAAACTTCTCAGAGATTTTGTTCTTCTCGTTTAATGAAGCCCAGAAGAGGTCGGCTTTGATTGGTACTGGTTTTGCTTGTTCCATTTATTTCTCCTTAGTAAATAACTACACATATATTATATCATACTTTTAATGCAAATGCAAATTAATACCTGCTTGTTCCTGTTCCATTTCAAGGACATGCAAGGAACGACGCAGCAATTCAATAGTATCTTCGTTAGACATACAAGTATAGACAGTCAAGTAATTATTGTCGTCTCCCACGATAACTAATGGTTCTACATGTTCAGGCAACTCTGCTACTTTCATGGAGCAAAGTCCGAATCTTTGATAGCTTCTAAGTATTCCTGTGCTTGATCTAGTTCTTTCTCTGCGTCACGTAGCAGTGATCTCACAGTCGATACATGATTACCTTGTCTTAGAAGTTTAAGTACTGCTTGTTTAATCTCATTCATCAGTGTGTTTCCTTCCATGAATTACCTACCTTGTAGTCACCAGTGAGAGGGCATCGCATTTCTAATACACGACCTGCTTCTTCAATAGCTTGTACTCCTAACTTACCTACCATATCTGCGTAGGCTTCTTCTACTTCAATCTGCCATTCGTCATGCACATTAGCAACAAACTTATAATCAACACCGAGCTTACTCAGTCGTTCATCTAGGATCACTAGTGCTTGCTTCATGACAATCGCACCCGCACCTTGGAGAAGTGTGTTGACTGCTGCGTGGTCAGACCTAACGTATAGTCTACGTCCATCAAGACCTGGTAATGATCCCGACGACTTGCAGATTCTAGCCACGTCCTCCCTAAGTGTTCGTAATTTCGGGGTGTTTTCCAGAAAAGAATCAATAAGTCGTTGTCCTTCTTTCGCTCCAGCACCCACAACTTTCCCGATCTTGGCAGCCCCTGCACCATAGAGGAATGCATATATAAACGTCTTTGCTTGAGCACGTGTTTCGAGTCCAGCAGCTTTCTGGTTGGCAGTGTGGATATCACCTTGTGTGACCTCATAAATATACGCATCGTCTTTCATGTAGTGAGCAAGCATTCTCAGTTCTAATCCTGAGGCATCAATACCTACTAACTTATATCCTTTCTCTACAATCCAAAGATCCCTACAGTCTTCTCCGTAGGGGCTACCACAACTAGGTACTTGTGCCATGTTAGGACTGTGGTGCGTCATTCGTCCAGTGACTGCACCATTCGTTATTACCTTACCACGCACCCTACCATCAGGTTGTATTGCTTTTAACCACGATTGAATCTGTGCTATTCTTTTCTGTAGTAACAGGTACTCAGCGATAGCTTTAGCTTCAGGAAAATCTAAGCCTTCGAGCGTCCCTTCGTCGACGATGGGCTGACCTGTTTCCGTATACTTGTCGGGTTTCCAACCCTTTTCTTGAAGTCTTTCACCAATTTGCTTTCTACTTCCTGGGTTAAAGGGTTCGATGATTGGCTTAAGAGGCTTGCCTGTTTTCTCTGAGACTCGTAAGATTGTCTTGGTTGGAAAAATGTTTTGAAGCTCAGTTTCAAGAACAACCAACTTATTTTGCAGCGTTGAAAGAAGAATGATAGCATTCCTTTCGTTGAGTTTGAAGCCACTTTCTTCTTGCTTTGCGATGACCGCTTGTACATTGTGCTCAAGTTTAATACTCCTCTCGTCAAATTTATTTCTAGTTAATTCAGTAGTTAAATGTAAATACAACTTCTCAGTTACTAAGGTATCTTGGATACAATAAGCTTCCATCTCAGCAGAGTACCCAGCATCCCAGTCATTGAAGTCTCCCTTAGGAAAACCTAAACGTCCACCCCATGCAGCAAGACTATGTCCTCCCTCTAGGCTTGGACTTAGAAGGCGACTTAGTACGAGCGTGTCGTACATCTGGCTCTGCTTCATCGTAATGTTCCAGTTCTTTCTCAGTACTGGGGCATCGAAGCATATTCCGTTGTGCATGATAATCAAATCGCAACTGTCCAAATACTTTTGTAACTCTCTTGCTTCCTTCCATACTGTTACGTCTCCTCCTATTTCCCTAGTAGCACACATCCAAATCTTATTGTGTGTGCTGTTTGTTTCTATATCTAAAATTATTTGCATACATTTATTTTACTCGATGTGTTAGGTTCTTGTCAATAAAAATTAGATTAGAGCCACAACGAATTACTGTGGCATAATCTACGTTAAACATCAAGGTGCGAATATCTTTCTCACTGTATGGTTGAATCTCCACACAAATTACTTTAAACGGATACCTGCGATAATCAATACTTTGTAATACATCATAGTCCATGCCCTCAATATCAATCGTTAAGAAGTCGGGAACATTGCGATGTTGTAGTACCTGCTCGATTGTAAAGACTGGTATTTGTTTTACTTCTGTAATACTAAACTCAGGATAATCTCTAACAAATTCTTCAGCTACCTTCTTAACAAAAGTGTTACGTCCTGAATGACTATCAATCATATAGAAGTCTTGGAAGCCTGACTTAGTTCCTACTCCTACGTTGAGATTAACATCCCCAGGTCTCTGTTCTACGAATAATTTATGTAACTCAGGATTTGCTTCAACATTAATACCACGAGAACCAGTGTCATAAAACAACTTAGTATTACTAATGGTTTCAGGATGGTGTGCTCCCACGTCCAAGTATGAAGGAGTATTAATACCGAGACTGTTAAAGAGAACCCGAATAACAATATCATCTCCATGCTGTGCATAGGTTTTATCTCCAAATAGTTGATCAGGATGTGCCATTAAACAGGTACTCCATGCCTAAGTCTCCAAGGATATTCACGCTCTAACCAAAAGCAACGTATATCTCCATGTTCGTTTCGTGCTAGGTATCCATCCCATTTAGAATGCTTAGTAGAATAACTATTACATTCTATATTATCTAGCCTGTGTTTATGTTCACTGACTAAAAAACCAATTACTAAGCCAAACAAAGCAGCCATAACAATTAAAAAGTCTTTCATAATGTAATATAAATGTTACGTTAAAGCCAGTTATGCAACGAATATGTTACATAAGAGACCACTCCTGCAAAGTACAGGGCAACTGCTACAACCTCAACAAGGATCAAAGGTATGTCACGCTGCAGTACACCAGCATAAGCCCACAAGCCTGATCCAACCAGTCCAAATAATATATTAAGTGGATATACATTGAAGCTAGTTAACGCTATTCCAATTAAACATAAGATAGTGCCTCCCCATTTTATACCAGACATATTATTATAACATGTTTCATTCATCTTAGCAACCCCTATAAAGTCTTTTCCTCAGGAGGGAGCTCAGTCATCCTACCTGTATCACGACGATATAGAAGACGACAAGCCAACCCAGTTAAACCACTAAAGCGATTCTTCAGTACTCGAACATAAGTAGTGTTACGCTCTATCTCATTCTCATGCTGACCATTACGCTCTAATCCAATGACCATGTCTGAGAGCTGAGCAATAGAACCTGAACCACGTAGCTGTGCCAGGGACGTAGCAGCACCCTCCTCATGCCCCTTAGAATCAGGACGCTTAAGGTGAGACACCACAAACAAAGCAATGCCAGTCTCTTGCACAATGGTACGAAGCTTAGTCATGATCTCGTCTAAAGCTTTTCTTTCGTCGCCATTCTCCTGAGCACTAACCACAATCGACACGTGATCAAGAAATATATAACGACAATTGAGACCTTTTGCCATGAATCGTACTCGGTTGATAATATTGTCAATGGCGGTAGACCCAAAATGATCAAACAAAAATACACGATCAGTTCCAAGGGTAGCATCAAATGCATAGCGTAGTTCCTCCTCTTCAACTTCACAATCAGGTAAGTGTAATGGTTTATTTGCAGCAAGTGACATCAAACTCTTAGCAGTTTTCTTGACCGACTCCTCCAAGAACATGAGACCAATGTTATCTGTAGTCTTACTCAAGATCTGCCACACAATCTCCCGCATAAACTGAGACTTACCAAGCCCAGATCCTGCAGTCACTGTTACCAGTTCTCCTAAGCGAATGCCATAGGTAAGATTGTTCATACCATAATACGGATACTGTACCTCAGCCTTCTCGATTGGTTGGTTAACTAGATCCCATAATGTAGAACCTGCTACGATACCATCAGGTACATACTTCTCAGCATCCCACCACTGCTCAACAAACTCCTTAGTTAAACCACGAATCAAGTAATCGTTAGCGTCCTTAATCTCAGGTTGTTTGAACCTAAAGATGTGTGCCTTACTGCCAAACAATTCAGCAACTTGGTTAGCTGCTTGCTGTCCAGGCTCATCGTTATCAAAGCAGATCACAATCTTATCAAAGGAATCTAGATACTCAAAGCTAGTACGACAATCCTTCAATGCTGCAGTAGCACCACTACGAATAGATACCACTGGGTAGCGAGAACCTGTTAACTGATAGCATGCCAGTGCATCAAACTCTCCTTCGGTAATCGTGATAGCCCTGCCACCTGGAGGAAACTTGTTCTGTCCAAACAGTACAGCACTCTTCCAATCCCCGATAACACTAAACTCCTTAGCAGTAATCGAGCGAGTCTTAGCAGCCACCACCTTACCAGTGATATCACAATATGGAAAGTAATAGCTAGAGCTATCAGAACCTGCACCAAAGAAGTGCATAGTCTGTGTAGTAATGCCACGCTCTACAACTGGGTTTGCTTCTACGTTTGCCAATGCCTCTAGGACTGTCTTAAACTGCTTAGGAGAAGAGTTCTCAGTGTGTGTGATACCTTCCCTTAGGACAGCCTGAACCATCGCCTCTGAGCCCTTCTTAAAGGTACAACACTTGTGACAATACTCATGCCCATCGTCGTATAGACTGTTAGCATCCGAAGATCCGCAGGTAGTACATGGTATATGCTTTAAAAAGTTACTATCTATTTTCATTCAATTCCTCATCGTGTTTAATAATCCATTGCAGTGCAGCAGTAAGACTGTTAAATGTAGGAGACCTGGTTATCTTGTCCTCCCAGTAGTAGCTAGGTACATCAGTTACATTCCAAGTATCATCCACCCACTTAGCAGTTCTCTCATGGATTATTCTCATGTCCATGTAAACTCAGCAGTGGTATCATGTTGCTTTAATCTAAAGTTCCAGGCATCGACGATATCTTGTAGGACTGTATCGATACCATAGCGACCAGCACTATCGACTACATGTTGCACGACAAAGTGGTAATGCATTTCTTCTTCGTAGTTATCTTCCATAGTTTACTCCTAAGTTTAGCTCCTAAGTTTAACTCCTAAGTATCTACTATATAAAATACAATCTATATAAATACTACTTAGTAGATAGTATAGCATATTTAAATATCATTGTCAACCCTATTATCCATACGATTAAAAGAATCATACTCGTTACTATCCAGTCCTTCGTCTCCTTCGTAATCTTCGTCTTCATCGTATAGGTCTGCTCTTTCATAAGTTAGTAAGTCATCACTGACAGTAGCGTAACATTTATTACACATGTCCAGGTATTCGTTGGTGTGTACACTCTTACGTGTAGCCTCAAAATCAGACAGCATTTTATTACAACAGTAGCATCTCATAGCAGTGCATCTCCTAAGTTTTTATAAGCCCAGTTAAATTTATTCTCAGCGTTACGCTTACGTTCCATCCCAAGTACTTGAATCTTAAAGCTTTTATCTAGTCTTAGGAATCTCTCTGCCTCTTCTTTATAACCAAAGATTCTAACGACTGACCCATCACTGTCTAATATCTTATATAGCTTTCTCATTGTAGTACTCCGTATAAGTAACAGGATAATTCTAACCCAATATAGTATAGCACATGTCCACCAAAGTAAGCAAGTGCAACCAATAAAATATATTTAATGTACTTGTCTTCAGTCATCGTCACGCTCCCAGTCATCCTCATCAATAAAGTCTGTCTCATCTAGCTCAAGCTCTAGCTCTTCCAGTTCCTCCTCAGTTAATTCATCCTCAGGTTCATAGTAACTATCGTTATTGTATCTATTCATCATCATCATATCCTTTTAATTGATCTACCATATCGAAGACAGAAGATAAACACGTAGGGCAAAATGCTACTGGTATGATACCAAAGTCTCCAGCAATACCGCCCTCATCTTCTAAACTAAACTCACAACTACACGTCGAGCATTCAGTCATTATCATTCCTCCGTTATTCCAGCACACCTAATAGCTGCTCCATTACACCACTCAGGATTACTAACCATTGTATCATCAAATAAAATTGGAGAGCCGTTCTCTGTTA